TGGCCGTTTCTTTTGATACAAGAACAGGACACGATTATATCAAACAAGCAGATGAAAGATTTGAGTACTATCATCGTGTAGAAGAAAAAATTCCGTTTAGTTTGGAATTAATGAATAAGATTACGGCGGGAGGGCTGAGCAAGAAAACATTGTCAATTGTCTTAGCACATACTGGTGGAGGCAAATCTATGTTTATGTGTGATTTTGCTGCTAATGTGTTAATGCAAGGCAAGAACGTCCTTTACTTAACTTTAGAGATGGCTGAGGAAAGAATTGCTCGGCGAATTGATACTAATTTATTTAACATTAGTGATGAAGCTATTAACATCTTAAACAAAGAAGAGTATGACAATTATATTAATAACATTGCGCGCAAAACACATGGCCGCTTAGTGATTAAAGAATATCCAACAGCTTCTGCTCATTCAGGTCATTTTCGTGCTTTAATTGAAGAATTAAAAATCAAACAAAATTTTATACCAGACGTATTAATTGTAGATTATCTCAATATATGCGCTAGCTCAAGATTGAAAGCAGCTGCTTCACTAAATTCTTATTTGTATGTAAAAGCAATCGCAGAAGAATTAAGAGGGCTTGCTGTTGAATATGATATTCCTGTTCTTTCGGCAACACAGACTAATCGTGACGGATTTGATAATTCCGACATTTCTTTGACTAACACATCAGAATCTTTCGGGCTCCCTGCTACAGCCGATTTAATGTTTGCTATAATACGTTCAGAAGAGCTTGATGATCTAGACCAAATTATGATCAAACAGCTTAAGAACAGATATGCAGATCCATCAAAATATAAGCGATTTGTAGTGGGAGTTGACAAATCTATGATGAAGTTATATGATGTGGAACAAAGTGCCCAAGATGGAATAGCTGATTCTGGCCATGACGATGATATTCCTTTGTTTGATAGAAGTAAAAAAAATATAAATAGCTACAAGGAGTTCAATTTTTCATGAAGGAAAAGACTAAAATTTCTGAAAAAGTTGTAATCAAGCTTAATGGCAAAGAAGTGGGACAAGATAAAAAAGAAGATCAACCCCCAAAAACCACAGGCTAATTATATAAATAATAACATGATGAGCCGCTCTGAATTTGCAGGTGCTTTCTGGCAAAATATAACAGCCATTGTATCAACTGCATTTGTGGTTTGTGGCTCTCTTGCGGCTGTCTTTCTCTGGTTCAGCTCAGTGTTAGCACAAATAGAAAAAAATACAGAGCACGTAGAATCTGAGCCAGAGAGAGCAGCTCAGCGCCAAGAAATTAAAGAAACTGTCATTCGTATTGAAGAACAATTAAAGAATAGCGGCAAGAATGACAAAAAAATTCAGCGTATGCTCCGCCAGATTGCTAAACAGCAAGATATCAACGAGTAGTTTTTTTCTTACGAACTGCTTGTAAGGCCGCTACCTCAGCCTTAGTCCAAGGCCCATAATTTCTAGTACGAGCGCTCATTACTAAGGCGTCGGTACTATCATAAGAGGCTTCTGCTTTTGCCTTAAGCAGCCGGTAATACTTTGATTTATCCATCTTGACATTTGAGGTGGGATCAAATACCTTCCCTTTGAACTCCACCCAAGCGTGATCAAAACGCCTCCCTTCTACATTGGTGACCTTGCCGTGCACCACAGTAACATCATCGTGCTTTTTTGCATAATCTAGTGCATTTTTAAAGCATTCCCCCGCAGGCTTGTTCTTGTAGGTATTGATTAAATGTTAACATTATATTATTTATAAATAATATGAATGTTAACATTATATTATTTATAAATAATATGAATGTAAACAACTAATGGATGGAGTATAAATGGCTGCCCAACAAGGATTCAAGTATGAAAAGTTTTTTACAATATATCACGGAATCTGATATGAACGTACAGAATATAGTAAACACACTAAAGAAAAACGGATACAAGAACATTAAAATAACAGGCAATACTATCAAGGTATTACTTGCAAACGGGAGCGCAGCAGGCCGCCTTGACTTTCTCAAGAAAGTTGTTCAACTTTTTCAAGGCCAAAAAGCAACACATAAAACAGATAAACCTGGACTAAGCTCTGTTGGATATGTACAAGTTGATAAGTTCAGATTAGTAGGTAAACCCGCATCTCGTCAAGGTGGAGGTTCTGCTGGCCTTGACAATGAGAAAATCATGATGGATTCTGTCAATAAAATAATACGGGATATTGGCGGTGAAGTCGATGTCTGTATCAAAGGCAAAAACGGTCGCATGACTGTCAAGCAAGTCATTAAAGCAGAAGAAATGGGGCGCAAGGTTGTTGGTCGAGCCAAATCAGATATTGACCTTGTAACGCTTGACGGTAAGAGGTACAAGTTCTCATTGAAGAAAGATAATGCGGAATATTGGGAAAGCGCAGACAAGTTGTTTGGTCCTGCTGCTGGTAATGCAATTCGCAAAGCAGTCAAACGAGGTACTGTGACACTATCCCCTGTTCTTGCACCAAACAACAAGCCGAAACAAAACAAAGGAAAAACTGTATACAAGATATCACCTGAAGTCAAAATCCAGATGACACAGAAAGAAAAACAAGATGTCATCTTTGGAAATGATATCAAACCAAACAAGGGTGCAGTTCTCAAACGAACATTTACAGTAAATGATTTTAAGTATAAAGATGGGTGTTTGCATATGGAAGTGTCTTATATCTACAAGAAGTTAGCGGATGTCATCGGATCAAATGAAGAACCAATCTGGTTGGTTCGAAATGATAGCACAAGAGCATCTGATAAACTTGGGATCTACGGTTTACGTCCTCTTGCTGCATACATGAAGAGAGCAAAACAAGCAAAGAAAATAGAAAGATAATGCGCACTAATTGTCCAGATTTAAAAATTTATAAATAATTGTAAACCTAAGGAGTATCAAATACATGTTACAAAAAGATATGAAATCATTAATTACGGCCGTCCTTGACGTTCTAAATGAAGCTAAAGTCCCCCAAACTAGTAAAAACCCAAACGCCCCTAGCGACGGATTTACAACAGTAAAGGCACCAAAAACACCATTGACACAAACCACAGGCAGACATGATTCTGATCGTCTAACTGATGATGAAAAAAAGGTATTAGTCACACATCATAATAAGCGGGGCAATTGGGCTCGTGAGGACGGGGATCACAAGAAAGCCCAATATCATCAAAGCCGAAGTAAGGCACACAGTAGTCCAGGCGCACATAATAGAGATTTAAGTGACGCTGAAAAAAAGCTTTTGCAAAAACACCATAACACACATGCAAATCATTATGATTCTGAAGGACGCCAACACAGAAAGGATTCTAATTTTTATGCAGCCCACTACAATGACCATAAAAAGTCTGGCAAAAAGGACCATGAAGATAGTGGCAAACATTTTGGTCATGACAGAACATTTTCAGGTGGTGGAATAAAAAAGTTGGCAGATTCACATAAACAGTGGGCAAAAGAAAACGGCGCTAAAAGAGATTATCATAAAAAGCGTCGCAACTATTATAGCTAATTATAATACTTGAATCGTTTTTGAAATGAAAGGTTTCAAATCATATATCATTGAACAGCAAAATATTCACATGGAGCACATTGAGGATCTTGTGTTCAATGGGGGTGTTGACGGCACTCGAAGATCTATTAGATTCCTAATAGATCTTCGAGACATGTTAGCAGGTCACACCCCACATAGAGTGACGGCCACTATTAAGTGGGATGGCGCACCCGCTATATTTGTCGGAGTAGATCCAAAAGACGGCAAATTTTTTGTGGCCAAAAAAGGCATTTTTAACAAAAACCCTAAAGTATATAAATCTGAAGCAGAAGTTCGCGCTGACACACAAGGCGATCTAGCTGAAAAACTTTCTATAGCCTATCGCGAGCTTAAAAAACTAGGCATTAAGAAAGGTGTGTATCAAGGCGATTTAATGTTTATTAGAAAAGACCTTAAAAATGAAACGATTGACGGCCAAAAATATATTACATTTCATCCTAATACAATTGTATATGCAGTGCCTGTAAACACTAAATTAGCCCACACCATTAAAAAGGCAAATATTGGTGTGGTGTGGCATACTGAGTATACAGGTAAGTCTTTTGAAACAATGAACGCCCATTTTGGGAAAGATATTAACAAGAAATTTAAACAAATTCCGACTGTATGGATGGATGACGCCACATACAAAGATTATTCAGGCAATACTACATTAACTGCAAATGAAACAGCAGAACTTAATAGCTTATTATCACAGTTGGGAGCCCAATTTCAAAAAATGTCATCTTCTACTTTAAATGCCATTTCAAAAGATGATGATTTGCTAACTCTTGTTAAAACATATAATAACTCTAAAATACGTGCGGGTGAAATTATAGTAGATCCTGTAGAACACGCTAAGGGTTTATATCATTATATACATGATAAGTATGAAAAAAATATTCAAGCTCGCAAAACAAATGCAGCTAAATCAAAAGTAGAAGCACAAAGATCAAAAATTCTTCAGTTTTTCAATAACCATTCAGTACATGACATTGCTTCTATTTTTATTATTTCTACACTAATAGCACAAGCAAAACAAATTATTATCAACAAGATGAACACAATATCTAATATCAAAACTTTTTTGCGTACACCTAATGGATTTAAGGTAACAGGAGTTGAAGGTCTTGTTGCCGTAGATCACCTTTCTGGTGGCGCTGTAAAAATCGTAGATAGAATGGAATTTAGTAAGGCTAATTTTTCTAGTGATATAATTAAGGGATTTGACATTCCAGGTAGATATAATAAATAATAACAACAAATTAAAGGGATGGGTAGAATGATTACATATCAAACAATTGTTAGCACTTCAAATACTTTGTTAAAAGAGGCAGTAAAATATAGCGACTTTCCAAAAGTTAATATACTTTTGCGAAAATATTTTTTAAGGCACGGCTTTAACAAAGTATATTCTTACGCTACACCAGAAACAATACGCAACGCAAAAGGCACTTTTACAGGAATGAGATTTTTTATTAAAAATGGGTCACTGTATCAGTCTTTTCGTATTAACTGGAAAAGAGGCCGATTAAGTCAATCCGCATCTGTTCATTCTTTAGATATTTGGAATGGTAAAACTAATTGGACTAAAGCTAATATTCCCACAATTCATATTGACTTTGAAAATGAACCTTCATTAGTTAAGGTTATTCCTTTTATTAAAGATTACCTTCAAGGAAATGTAAAATCTAAAGATGGAATTTATGAAGAAGGAGATATAAATGCTCGCCCCTTTATATTTGAAAATGTAGAGCAAGAACAGTTTTTGATAGAAGGAAGGGCGTCTTCACGAGAAGATGTAGGAAGAACTGTTCAAAACATGTTGAAAGCGTTTAAAGACGGAGACATGATTAAAGACCAGCGGATGAAAGGGGGAAATAGAACATATGGCCCCATGTGGATGCAACTTGCTATATTAATTCCTTCACTTTATCCTAAACTCTTTTTTAAGAAACCTGGGCAAGGAAGAACTATGTTCATAAAGCCAAAGATGTTTCAAAAATTAATGTTGACAAAGTATTAGATGCATTAAATTTGTCTGACCAAGTTGTTAAATATAATGTATCTAAGGGTGTAAAAGAACAAGACGCAGGCACAAGCGGCGAAGATATAGAAGCACTAGAAAATATTGAATTTGAGCAAGCGTTAGAAGATGTTAAAACTGGAGTCAAGCTTTTAAGATCTAAAGCCACACACTCTTTGTGGTTAGCAGGCCGTGGAGGTGTAGGTAAAACTGTTACAGTACTTCATACACTTAGAGAAGCAGGTCTTAAACCAGATGAAGATTATGTTGTAGTAAAAGGATCTGCCTCAGCTGCAGGTGTTTATCAATTATTCTTAGAAAACAAAGATAAAATTATTGTCTTTGATGACTCTGACTCTGCTCTTGCGGATGTCGAAGGGCGTAATATTTTTAAGGCGGCTACTGACACAACAGGAGAAAGAAAAGTTTCTTGGAATAAGGGTGGAAAAATGTTTATGTCGCCTGAAGAATATGAAGCTGAAGGTGAACCAGACGACAAATTGCCACGCTCCTTTATTTTTACAGGGTCTGTTATTTTTATTAGCAATTTGCCCATTCGCAAACTAGACCCAGATGGAGCATTAAGAACCAGAGGATTCTTAATGAACGTAGATCCAACTAATGAAGAAATATTTGAGTATATGGAAAAAATTAGTGATAAAATTAAATTGGAAGTAGACGCACAGTTAGATTCAAAGAGCAGAACTGAAGTGGTGTCTCTATTAAAAGAAAGAAAGACAGCAGAAAAAACCGCAAACTTACGATCACTAGTAAGAGCTTTAAATGTAAGAGCTGGTATTGAAAAAGAAGGCGGCAGCAAAAAAGAATGGGAAGAGTTTATTAAGAGGTATGCGTAATGGAATATAATACACTAATTACACTGTCAGTTTTAGCATATATGGTAACTGCTGTTTATGATATTGTTACCACATCTATGGTGATTAAAGAAGGAGGTCGTGAGTCTAATCCCATCTTAAAAAAGATTATTGGTGAAAAACCAAAGTTGCCCGCACTTGTTGGTGTTAAGGCAGTGGGTGGTCTTATTGTAGCCGCGGCTTGTGTCATTTCTTTAGAGGCTGGTATTGGTGTGGGCTTTGGATTTGCTATTGGACAGCTAGTTGTAGGTTCTTTAAATCTCAAAAAAGCCCTTGACTAAACATGACTGACATCAATGACTTCTTTAAGTTTGTTTCCGAAAGCAAAAAGGAGACCATAGACAAAAACCCAGGCAAAAAGGCTCTGAAGGTTCTTGAAGAAGACTTGAAAAATACCAACCCCTTTTTTCAACATCTAGGAGAATTTGACCCGACTCAAGATGATGATAGTACATATGGTGATGAAGAATTAGAATTAGTTCAAGAAGAAGTTTTAACTGAAGTTCCTAAGACACTTCAACCAGAAACCGAAGTTATTCCCAACATTGATAGGTTTTTGCAAACCAAAACACCATTTCAACAGCCAGACCCAGAGGTTGTAGATCCTAATATAAAGGCAATACAAAAAAAGCTTAAGTTCATTGAAGCTACCATGGGTAAAATTCTTTCTCATGGACCTGGTAGTGGTATAGGAGTCCAAGAAGCTAATGAACTTATCAGTGCACAACTTGGCACACCCTCATACACTGTAACAAATGTCACCGCAGATTATACTGTTCTTAGTTCAGATACTTATATTGGTGTAAACAGCAGTAATACTAATGTTACAATAACTTTGCCTAATACAGCAGATACAGGCAAACTTTTGATTGTTAAAGATGAAGAGGGGAGCGCCAATTCATATCCAATTACGCTATCTGGAACTGTGGATGGTGATTCTGGCGGAGCTATTATTCAATTAAATTACGGTTCACTTACACTTATGTACAATTCCGGTTGGAGAATTATCTAATGTCATATCTATTTTCTGATGCTATTACATATAAAGATAGCACATCACTAGACGCTTTTGCAAGATTAAGAACATCACGCCCCCTTGTTTTACTTGATTCAAAACAAATTTTTGACAATCAACCGCTGTTTTGGGATGAGAGGAAGGAGCCTGGTTCTACGGGGTTGTTTGCCACATATAATAGCGACAGGGCATCAACTACAATTAAAGCTACTTCCGGCGCAACTGGCTTTTTTACCAGACAAACTTACCAGCGATACAATTATCAAGCGGGTAAGTCTATGCTTATTCTAATGACGGGGGTTCTCGGTCTAACTGGCGGCGGCCCAGGCATAATCCGCCGTGCGGGTTATTTTGATGATGATAATGGTATCTTTTTTGAAGATACGGAAGGCACTATTAATGCAGTCCTTAGAAGCTCAGTTACAGGCGCGCCTGTAGATCAGAAGGTACCTCAATCGCAGTGGAATGTAGATAAATTTGATGGCACTGGTAAAAGTGGCATTACACTTGATCCCTCAAAAGTGCAAATTATATACATTGATTTTGAATGGTTAGGGTCTGGGCGTGTACGAATGGGATTTAATATTGATGGAGTAAACCATGTGGTCCATGAATTTAAAAGCTCAAATACTATAGATTCTGTTTATATGAGCAATTCTAACTTGCCTGTTAGATATCAAGTTGTAGCAAATAACAATAATGATGATGCCACTCTTGAATGTATATGTGCAACTGTTGTGTCTGAGGGAGGAACCTCTGATGTGGGCGTTCTTAGATCACAAGGCGCAACTGGTATTACCATTACAAACAATGGTAATATATATCCTATTATGGGTATTAGGTTAAAAAATGACCATCTTGGTGCTGAAATAACACCTGTTAATGTAAGTGTCCTGGGTGATGGTGGCTCTGCTATATTTGAATGGTTTTTGATATTGAATCCAACAATTTCATTGAATGGAGGTTCATTTACATATTCGGATATTAATGACGCAGATGTTGAAAGAGCTGTTGGTGACGGCGCAGTAACTGTTACAGGAGGTTATATACTTGAAACTGGGTTTTTTAGTGCAGACTCAAGGAGTGCAGGAATAGGTGGAGCTGCTTTAGTTTCCTCGCGAAAAATTGGTGTTGCTATTGATGGAACAAGAGATCAATTAGTTCTTTGTGCACAACAACTTAGCGGTGCAGGTAATAAGACTGTTTATGGCGCGCTTAACTGGAGAGAAACACCATGAGATCATTTAAAGAACATATTCATAGAAATACTGTTAAAGACAGCATCAACTATCACACAACTCATAAAATACCACTATCAGAATGTATTTTTCGGCCGCACAGTGAGGGATTTTACGAGTTTTACAAAGAAGCGCGTGAGCAATACAATGAAGGGGTTCTCAATGTCACTAATCCTTTGGATCTTGAATTTTTACAATCAGATATTGGTTTGTGGGAAGAATATGAAGGATGTCAAGTTCCTTTGGACATCCCACTAGTAGAAGAGGAAGAAGCCCAAGAGCTTAACAAACCAAAACGTGGTGGTAAAAAGAAGTTTTACGTCTATGTTAAGAATGATAAGGGTAATGTTATTAAAGTGAGTTTTGGTGACACAACAGGTTTAACTGCTAAAATTAATGATCCTGAAGCACGTAAATCTTTTGTGGCACGACATCAGTGCAGCACTAAAAATGACAAGACAAAGCCATCTTACTGGTCTTGCAGACTACCTTATTATGCTAAACAACTTGGTCTTTCTGGTGGCGGTCACTTTTTTTGGTGAAACTTCTAAAGGAGATATAAAATGCCAATCTATCATATGCATCATATTATACCAAGACACATGGGCGGTAGCGATGATCCAGAGAATTTAGTAAAACTTACTGTAGAAGAACACGCAGAAGCGCATAGGCTATTATATGAAAAGTATGGTGAAAAAGGAGATTTGTGGGCTTGGAAGGGTTTAGCTGGCATTACGCCAAGACAAGATTTGATAAGAGAAATAATGTATGAAGCTGGAAT